CCCCACGATCCCGCGCCAGTCGCGCATGTTGTGTGTGTCCCGCTGAGCAGGAAGTCGGACATTGGACCCTGGACCGGTTGAGCAGGCGATCCGCCGCGATCTGCGGGACCTCGGGCTGTCGCTGCGCGCTCCGGGTGGGTTGGCGGCGGCGGCGCTCGCGTTGGCGCAGCTGGTGGATGGGGAGTGCCGTGGGGTGTGCCGGCGCTGCAATGAGGAGATGGCGATCCGGGTCGATGCGTCGGCGCGGGACATGGCCGCGGTCGTCCGGGAGTTGCGGGCGACGATGGAGACGTTAGGGCGGCGCGGTGACAGCGATTCTGGAGAGGGGTTCGTCGCTTCGCTGCTTACCCCGGTGGTCGACGCCGAGGACGGACCGGCCGACAAGGGGCGGCGAGCTCGCCCGGTTCGCGGAGGCGCTGGGAACCCCCCTGATGCCGTGGCAGCGGCACGTCGCCGACGTGGCGCTGGAGCAGGACCCTGACACGGGGCTGCTGATCTACCGTCGGTTGGTGCTGACGGTGCCGCGGCAGTCGGGCAAGACGACGCTGCTGCTGGCCAAGATGGTGCACCGGGCGCAGGCGTTCGGCCGACGGCAGGCGATCGTCTACACCGCCCAGACGCGGCTGAAGGCCCGCAAGAAGTGGGAGGACGAGCATCTCCCCATCTTGGAGGCGTCGCCGTTCCGGTCGCTGTTCACGGTGCGGCGCCAGATCGGTCAGGAGGCGATCCGTTGGCGCAACGGGTCGATTCACGGGCTGGACGCTCCGACCGAGGAGTCCAGCCATGGCGACACCCTCGATGAGGGTGTGATTGATGAGGCGTTCGCTCAGGTCGATGACCGGGTGGAGCAGGGCATGGCCCCGGCGATGATCACCCGGCCGGAGCCGCAGCTGGACGTGGTGTCGACAGCGGGGAAGTCGAAGGCGGCCAGCCCGTACCTGTGGGGCAAGGTCGAGGCGGGCCGCCTCGCGGTGGAGGCGGGCCTGGACGCCGGGGTCGCCTATTTCGAGTGGTCGGCGCCGAACGAGGCCCCAGCTGATGACCCGGCGACGTGGTGGGCGTGCATGCCGGCCCTGGGCCATACCGTCACCGAGGCCGCGGTCCGGGCTGAGTTCCAGTCGATGAAGCTGAACGAGTTCCGCCGCGCCTATCTGAACCAATGGCTGGATGAGACCCCGGCTGAGTGGCTGGTCATCGGCCAGCAGGCATGGGCGGACATCTGCGACCCGCAATCGGTGATCGCCGACCGGCCAGCGTTCGCGGTCGACATGACCCCGGATCGCACCTGGGCGTCGATCGGGGTGGCGGGCTGCCGCGCCGACGGCCGGTCACATATCGAGGTGGCCGAGCACCGCCGCGGCTCGGCGTGGGTGGTGCCGTGGCTCAAGGAGCGGGTCGACCGGGCCGACCGGTGGTCGCCGTGCGCGATCGTGATCGCCCCGTCGGGGCCGGCGGGGTCGCTGATCACCGAGGCTGAGGCGGTCGGCCTGGAGATCCTGAAGCCCAGCGTGGTGGAGATCGCTGGCGCCGCTGGCACCCTGTATGACGCCAGTGGCGCGAACCCGCTGGTGGATGAGCCGGCGTCGCTGCGGCACCTCGGCCAGCCGGAGCTCGACCTGGCGGTGGCTGGCGCGGAGCGACGCGAGCTCGGCGACCGGTGGCTATGGGTCCGCCGCGGCGCCCATATCGACCTGTCGCCGCTGCCGGCAGTGACCCTGGCCCTGTGGGGGCACGCCACCCGCGCCCATGTGGTCGAGCCGGGGCCGCCGCGACCGTTCGCGCTCACCGGACGCTAGAAGGGAGGGCACGTTGACCACGCTGTACGAGCGGATGATCCACGGCCTCGACGGCCCCCCCACGCCGACCCCGGCGACCCCGGCCCGCCCGGCGAACCTGACCCTCCAGGAGTACGTCGACTGGTTCAGCTTCGACGGCACCATGTACCCGTTCCTCAAGACCAGCATGGGCAAGCTGGACGAGGAGCAGCTCGCCCAGACGGCCAGCCACGCCTACCGCATGAACGGCCCCGTATTCGCCCTGGTGGTGGCCCGTCTCCAGGTGTTCTCCCAGATCCGGTTCGCCTGGACCCGCTACGAGGGCGGCCAGCCAACGGATCTGTTCGGGACCGAGGCGCTTAAGCTGCTGGAGCGGCCCTGGTACGGCGGCACCACCGCCGATCTGCTGGCCCGCATGGAAGTCGACGTGAGCCTGGCCGGGACCGCCTATGTCCGCAAGATCCAACGTCGCCGCCAGCCGGCCCGGCTGACCCGGCTCCGCCCCGAATGGGTGATCGTGATCCTCGGCTCCGACGAGGACGCCGACCACCCCACCGAGGCCGGCGACGTCGAGCTCCTCGGGTTCGCCTACAAACCCCCCAACGGGCCGATGGTCCTGCTGGACCGCAGCGAGGTGGCCCTGTACGCGCCGCTGCCCGACCCCGACCGGGTGTTCCTGGGCATGAGCTGGATCAGCCCGCTGCTCCGCGACGTCCAGGCCGACGGCGCCATGACCGAGCACAAGCGGATGTTCATGGTCAACGCGGCCACCCCGAACGTGGTGATCAAGTTCGACCCGGCGGTCACCATCGACCAGGTGCGGGAGTTCCAGGAGCTGTTCGAGGCCGACCACGCCGGGGTCTGGAACGCCTACAAGACCCTGTACCTGGGGGGTGGCGCGGACGCCACCACGGTGGGAAAGGACTTCCAGCAGCTGGAGTTCTCCGCGACCCAGGGCAAGGGCGAATCGCGGCTGGCCGCCGCCGCTGGGGTGCCGCCGTCCTGGGTCGGGTTCTCCGAGGGCCTGCAAGGCAGCAGCCTGAATGCCGGGAACTTCAACTCGTCCCGCCGCCGGTATGCCGACGGCACCATGCATCACCTGTGGACCAACGCCGCCCGGTCGCTGGAGCCGCTGGTTCCCGACCCGGTGAGCGCGCCGGGGGCGAGCCTGTGGTTTGACACGAGCGCGGTGCCGTTTCTGCGTGAGGACGCCAAGGACGCCGCCGAGATCCAGGGGCAGGAGGCGCAGACGATCGCGTCGCTGGTCCGCGACGGGTTCGAGCCGGCCAGTGTGATCGACGCGGTCCGAAACCACGACTGGCGCAGGTTGCGGCACAGCGGGTACCTCTCGGTCCAGCTTATGCCGCCAGGAGAGCAGCCCGACGGCGCGGCCAACGGGAACGGGAAGCCGCCGGCCGATATGCGAGCGAGGTGATCCCCTGCCTAGCCCTGCCGCGCCCGGCCCGGCCATGCCGCGCCTGGCCTGGCCGCGCCCCGCCTCGCCTAGCCAGTCCTCGCCCTGCCTAGGACCCTTCGATCCGCTCCACCTTTGCCCGCAACTCATCCAGCAACTCGTCATGGCGGGCTAGCTTCGCGGCGTGCTCATCCATGACCCGAGCGAGCATCTGGAGGCCGGAGGTCACCCGGATCGCCCACTCCCGCTCCTGCGCGGTCATACCGCTTAGGTTCGTAGCCTGCATGACCGCGATGGCGTTACTCATCCGACCCCGCGCCTGTTCCTTGTAGCCCTCGGCCAGCCGTTCGTGCTCAGACGGCTGGAGGATCCGATAGCCCTTGCCTCGGATGACGGCCAGCGACTTCTCTCGGGTCTTCCATAGCTCCCGGTTGGCCCGGCCTACGGCTCGGTACAAGCGGGCCTGGTCATCAACGCCAAGCTCCTCTAGCAGTTCCTGATGGGTGACCTCAGCGCCGTAGTCGAGATCGGCCACCCGGTCGAAGATGACCCGCCAGTCTGAGCGGCCATCGGGTCGTGATGGTTGGAACAGTCCGCTGGTGCTCACTGGTTACCTCCTTAGCCAAGCCTGACCTCGCCAGGCCCAGCCTCGTGTCCCGCCTTGCCCAGCCTCGCCATGCCAAGCCGCGCCAGGACTTGCCATGCCCGGCCGCGCCAGGTCTGGCCGCGCCCGGCCCCGCCCCGCGGAGCCATGCCATGCCTAGAGTTGCTTGACCTCGGCGGTGAACCGGCCGTAGTTGTTGACCCGGTTGTCCCCCAGCCCCTCGACCAGCCCGGCCGTCTCGGCGACCCACTTGAAGGCGTCGAAGTCGAGCGCGTCGGTCAGTAGCTCCCATTCAGCCTCTAGCGACCAGACGGGGAACATGGGCCGGGTACGGGTCACCTTCCGGCCACTTACACCAACCGAGGTGGTGTAGCGGTACTTCGGATCAGCCCAGAGCGCCTCTGGGTCGGCTGGCCCGTCGTGCTGGATGGGAAGCTCAACCTGGATAGGAACGGCGGCCCGTAGAACTGCCTTCTTGAGCTTGCGGATCACGGCGGTCTCAGCGAAGCACCGTCGGAGGTTGGCTGAGGGAACGAAGACGCCTTGCCGGCCGACGTAGAGGCTGCCGAGGAACTCCAGGTGGGCGATGGACTGCCGGTCCTCCTGGGACTTGGTTCGCTTCGAGGTGAGTTTGGCGATCTCTTTGGTGAAGTCGTCGTCGGGGTCAGCCAACCGGATGTTGTGCTGGACGAGCGGTGTGGTGCCGGTGAGCACCGTAGTTACGCGCATTGCTGCTCCCTTCTAGTCCCTGCCTTGCCCTGCCATGCCCCGCCGCGTTGGGTCGAGCCACGCCGTGCCGTGCCACGCCACGCCGCGTCGCACCTTGCCTTGCCCCGCCTAGCCTCGCCGTGCCCGGCCCGACCATGCCAAGCCGCGCCGCGCCCAACCTAGCCGCAAGACTCGCAGTCTACACGGCGAGATAGACGGCGAGCAACGTGAACCCTCCGGGGAGGTTAGCCGATGCCCTTCGGGCCAGATTGCGAATACAGCTCGTTCGAGGAATGCGAGCGAGCGAATAGCGATAGAGACGATCCGTCGGCCTATTGCTCAGCGATCCAAAGGCGCACGGAGGGACGCTGCATGGACAACAAGCTGCTGACCGACGGGTTCGCCCCTGACTCGGTGGAGAAGGCGGTGCGGGAGGGCGACATGTCGCAACTGCGCCCGCTGGCCGTCCCCGGCGACCTCGCCCGTGTCTTCGAGCGGCTCCGCAACGGCGAGGGCCGCGACATCCCCGCCTGGCCGGGTCGGCGCCGCCCGGTGGCCCGCCAGCCCCGCCCCTGGTACCGGATCACCGCCAAGGCCGCCGACCCCGAGGAGGAGGAGCCGGAGGGCGGGGACAGCGGGGACGACGATGGCGAGCCGACCCGGGACGGCGACACCACCATCATCGACATCTACGACGAGATCGGCTGGTTCGGCACCGGCGCCCAGGACTTCGTCAAGGATCTCCGCGCCGTCAAGACCCCCAAGATCGAGGTCCACCTGAACTCGCCCGGCGGGGACGTGTTCGATGCCATGGCGATCCACAACGCCCTGCGCCAGCACGCCGCCAAGGTCCACGTCATCATCGACAGCCTCGCCGCCTCGAGCGCGTCGTTCATCGCCATGGCCGGCGACAAGATCACCGCCATGGCGAACGCCATGCTCATGATCCATGACCCCTGGGGGCTGGTCATCGGCAACGCCGCCGACATGCGCGAGCTCGCCGAGCTGCTCGACAAGCACGGCGACAACATCGCCGGCATGTACGCCCGCCGCGCCGGTGGGGAGATCGCCGACTGGCGCCAGCGGATGCTGGACGAGACCTGGTACCTCGCCGACGAGGCCTATGCGGCTGGGCTGGTCGATGTGGTCGATGACGCCGATGGCCGCGGGGTCTCTGACGCCTGGGATCTGAGCGTGTTCTCCCGCGCCGCGCCCCGCCCCACCGACCCGCCCCCACCGCCAGCCCCGGCCGCTGCGCCTGACCCCATCCTCACCCCGGCTCCGGTGCCAGCGGTCGCCGCCGCTGCCAGCCCGCCGACACGTCGCGGCCCGAGCCGCGGCCCCCTGGGAGCGACCTCGTGGTATCTCCCCCGTCCTCCTGGAAAGGAGCGCACCCCATGAGCGATGCCCTGAGCATCGAAGACCGCGAGGCCCGGGTCGCCGAGATCGACAACCGGCTCGCCGAGATCGACGCCGACTACGCCGGGCAGCTCATGCCCGACAGCGTCCGCGAGGAGTGGAACGGCCTCAACGCCGAGCGGGACGAGCAGGCCACCACCGTCGGGGAGCTCCGCGCCCGCCGCGACCGGCTCGGCCAGCTGCAGGCCACCCCGGCCGCGACCGAGCGCGCCGTCACCGCCGCCGTGGGGGCGCCAGCGGTGCTGCGCAGCCGCGGCACCGAGATCTACGACATCGCCCGGATCCGCGCCGAGTCCCGCAACGACGGCGAGTACGTGGAGCGCCTCCGCGACAACGCCAAGCGGGCCATCGAGCGGGCCCGCTACGGCCCGGTCCGGGACCGCATCAGCGTCGAGGACGCCCAGAGCAACGTCATGCGGCTGCTGGACGGCATCGACGACGAGCGCGGCACCCTGGCCCGCCGCATCCTGGCCACCGGCTCCCCCGAGTACGAGCGGTGGTTCTGGGACTCCATCCGCGCCGGCTACCAGCTCCCCCGCCCCCAGGCCGCCCTGTCCATGGGGTCGGCCACCTCGGCGCAGGTCGCGGTGCCGTTCACCCTCGACCCGACCGTCATCCTCACCAGCGACGGGGCGACCAACCCGATCCGGGCCATCGCCCGGGTGGAGACGATCACCGGCCGCGCCTGGGAGGGCGTCACCTCGGCGGGGATCACCGTCGGCCGGTCGGGGGAGGCCACCGAGGTCGACGACGACGCCCCGGCGATGGCCCAGCCGACCGTCACCCCCACCCGCGTCGACGGATTCGTGCCGTTCAGCGTGGAGGCCGACCAGGACTGGAGCCAGCTCCGCTCCGAGATGACGCGCCTGCTGACCGACGCCAAGGATGTCGAGGAGGCGACCTCGTTCCTGGTCGGGGACGGCAACGCCCCCAACCCGGCCGGGATCTGCTCGACCCTGACCACCGCCAGCAACGTGAACGACGGCTACGCCAGCTTCGAGGCCGCCGACATCTACGCGGTGGAGAACGCCCTCCCGCCCCGGTTCCAGCCGAGGGCCCGCTGGCTGGCCCGCAAGAACACCTACAACCTGGTCCGGGCGCTCGACACCAACGGCACCCTGTACGCCCGCCTCACCGAGGGCCGCCC